GACATAGAGCTTCACAGTATGCGAGTGGTGTCCCTTCTAAATCATTGTTTATGGAGATCGCTGCCGCAGAATCTGCTTGATTAGCAATCGTCTTTAAAGTTTCGGTTAAAGCCATTTGAACTCCTAAGGCTGCAACGTGAGTAAACTCGAACGGAGCCAGTAAAGGTTTGTGTAGTCTTACCTTACAACACAGAAGCTTTAATGGTGTAACTAGTGTGGGGTTCGAAATGAAGGTTTGGATTGACCAAGATTTGTGTACTGGCGATGGGCTGTGCGCTGAGATAGCTCCTGAGGTCTTTATTATGAGGGATGATGGGTTGGCGTATGTGCAAGAGAACGGGCACGTCTTTGAAGATCCAGGCGGAGCATTAGGGCTTGCAAATTTTAAAGACGAACAATTAGATGCAGTGATTGAATCGGCTGAAGAATGCCCTGGAGAATGCATTTACATCGAAGCGTAAAAATAATAAAGGACCGGCCCATTTTCGGACCGGCCCCATATTCGTTTTATTTAATATGTTCGGTGATCGATTGATACGAAGCCAGCTTCAAATGAAATTAGATCTTCACCCATGCTGTGTTTTTTCGTACCCCATTCTCCGTCCGGATCTCCGCCCTGTGTAAAGATTACGATTGCTTTTTGGAACCACTTTTCGAGGCCGTAAGCAGTTTCCGCTTCCTGGTCATTGAAGTTATACCTTGTGCGAACCGATCCGCTGCCAGATCCAATATGGGATTTTAGTGAGGCATCGATTGAACTTCCGCCCGCATATCGTTGAACCCTCACGCTGTAAGGATGATTAGGCAGTACTTCTTTGAGTGCAGCACGAATGATTTTCGCTTCGTCGGTTAAAGAAACCTCATATACGAATTCCGCTCCGTCCCGTTGTTGCCTCCACTCAGGTAGTTCACGTTTGGTCCCTAATTCTTTGGTTAGGTTAATAATTTTTTGTGATGGGAAGTAAGTTATCATTTGGTTCTTTCTATTTGGTTAAGAACCACCTTAATGGGTACCCATATAAAAGTCAACTACTAAATGGGACTTACCTTACTTTCCACTGGCTTGGCGCTGTCATTGAGAACGGAACAACAGTCGGAGCTTTCCTTGCAGCATCAACTATCAACTCAGTGACTCCCCAAACCAATGCGTCCAACCTGTCAGGTGAAACTGCGTGATCCGGTATCCAAGAACACAACTGATCCTCAAGTTGAGCATGGAACCCCAAATGATGGACACGTCCCTGTTCATACAAAGCAGCGACCGGCTCAGCCCTCGTTCTCTTACCTTTAGAAGCATGCACCATTTTTATAGGTACGTTTGGGTCAACAGTCCGAATTGTGTGCGAAACCATATCTCCACCCTGGTTAGCTTCCGCAACAATACGATCCGCTTTATTCGCATGATAAGCACTTACAACTGAGGTCCCCCAGTCGTTCGGTGTCCCTCTTACCGATCGGTCATCCAAAACGTAAGCATGTCCATCTTCCCCCAAACCGACTACAACAATTCCCGTTTCAGCATTTTCAGCTTTACTTCCAGCCGCCGGATCGACTGCGACCACAATACGCACCATTTCAGGAGGTTGGCTGACTCTCAAGCTCTCTAAAGTATCTCTACTCCACAAAGCTCCTTCAACATCATCTAACATTTCAGCATAAAGTTCTTGCTGACCTAACCTTGTGCCTTCATACCTGGCAGTAACTTCAGTTAAAAAAGATGGTGCAAGGTTTGACTCATTGTCGAAAGTTGAACCACGGGTAGCAAAAACGCTGCCGTCAGACTGCGCCAGTAGCCTTTTTATTATTGGTATAGGTTTCGGTGTTGTTGTTGCTATAACCCTAGGGAAATCGCCAATACGTAGACCGAACATCAACATATCCCATGCTTCGGGATATCTCCATGCTGCAAGTTCATCGGCCCAAGCTAAATCATGGTTAGGTCCACGTAATCGGTCTGGTTCATCCGCTGTGAAGGCTGAAGCTACAGCGCCGTTGTGGAATGTAATCCTTCTTTTGGATGGTTCATACCTAGGTCGTTGGTGTTTCGGGTAGATCCCCAGTAGACCTGACTCACCTTCAATCATGGTATCCCTTACATCAGCGGCGGTAGGTCCAACCAACGCAATGTGTTTAGCTTTACCAAGCTCGACCTGTTCCCTAATAAACTCAGCGCCAGTCCTGGTTTTGCCCCAACCTCGACCCGCAAGGATAAGCCACACTCTCCAGTTATCTTCGGGCGTTTCTTGAGATGGCCGACGAAAAATGCTCCATGAACCAAATAAGTTTTCTCGTTCTTCTTCACCCAGCTTGTCTATAACTTCCATCCGGTTCTCATAGGTCATGACCCTAAGGCACTCCCACAACGAAGCTTCAGTCCTTGACATCTATAACCTTGTCCTCTTCATCCCCTTGGAGGAGAGAATTAGCTAGCCGAGTAGACCCTGGCATAACCTCTTCCATCGTTTTTCGTAAGACTTCACCGATATCAGTAACTATTGGGCCTCCATCCAACCCAGTGACCTCTAGTTGTTTCGGAGCGTCTAACCCAAGTAGTCCTCTTTTCTTGTCTGACAATCTCCCCGCCCCAAAGATGGCAGTCTGAACATCTTGAGAATACGTTGACTGACGCTGGACATTTCCATCCTTGTCTACTACCTCTTGAAGGCACTCCCGTTCCGCTGCAACCAATTGCTGCATCGAAGAAAGCCACAACCGTTCCAACCTTTCATTCTCAAACTGTCGAGCTTCCGAAACTTCTTCAGTGCTCCACCACTTCAAAGCTGCTCTGTACGCTTCGAATGCTCCTGAACGTGAGTTGTAGCCAACTTGTTCTGCAATACTGTCGAAAGTAAAGCCAAGAACCCGCAATCTTAGGACTTCGCGGTATTTCGCTGCTGTTTCCGGTGTGAGGTTTGTCGGTCGTGGTCCCATATTTGTTCAGAGCTTAGTGTTCAGAGAGGTCTGACGCATCCTCATCCCTATAAACACCTCCATAAACTACGCGTTTATCGACTAATTTGAATTGTGTGTATGGGTTTTTTTCGGGTGGTTTGTAGTTGGGATCTTTTATTAAAGGACGTTTTCTCCACTTGTCGTAGTTGACCCAGTGATGCCATCTCCCGTAGCGTTTCATCAGTCTTGCAACGTCAGGGTGGGTCTGTACTAGCATTTGTGATTTGAGGAAAGTTCCTTCTTCAGCGTAGAACGCTTCGGTGTTTCCTCCTTTCATTACTTGTGTCGCAAGTTTTCTTTGAAGGAATGCGTTGAACTCGATGGTTGTCCACCCACCTTTTAGACACATGATGCTTAAATCGGTGTCTTCGTTATATCTCCCACGCCAACGGTAGGGGAGAGAGTTTCTTATGAAGTTGCATGAGTAGATTCTGCTGCCTGTTTGGAAAGGCCCTCTACCTCTGCGTACGTGCTGCATGTTTTCATATCTTGGGCCTGACATCGCAACATTTTTGTATCGGAGAGTAAAGTCTTCCATTGCGGCAAGAATTGTGCCGTCAGATACAGGCATTCTCGTGTTGTCTGTAGCTCGGCTCATGTAACAAATGTTGTCGTCCATTACCCAGTGCCAATCGAAACCGGCTTTAATTGCATGATCCCAAGCGAAGTTTCTTGCTGGGCCTGCTCCTTTAGATTTTTCTTCTCCTACATCATCTAACGTTTCATAATCTTTTTGGAACTGTGGATCAAGTGTAAGTATTTGTTCTTCAGTGAAGAACTGTCTGTAAGATTCATACTGATGTTCTTCAACCACTAATTTGTATGGCACCCCTATGCGGTCGAAATATCTAGGGAGTGTCGCCTCATCTGACCTAGATTTAGATGGAATATAGATAGGGAACTGAGGATTAGTCATTTACTCCTCTTCCTCATGGCTCCAGGATTTTCCGATATCACTTTGAACCAGACCATCGTGTTCAGGCCACCACAAGATTTTTTGTTTATGTACACCCAACATTTTAAAGAAATCGTCGGCGTTTTTTTCTGAAGCGAAGTGTACTACTGCTCTGAACGCTGCCATTTTGTCTTCTTGGTTGAACTCCGGCATATGAGTCCACTCGGCTTCGTGATCTGTAATGTCCATGGTCTGACCTTCGACTGACCGCATCAGATCATCGTAAGATTCAATCCCGAAACCAGTACCCAAGAGTCCTTCTTCGTTCAGAGTTAACGAAGTTAACAGTTCCCCTAATCTCACTTCGTCATACTGGCTGATATCGGATGTTCTATTATCAGCCAAAAGAATCTTTAAAGCTTGTTCATCATCACAATCCAGCCAATAGACCGGAACTGTCTCAAGTTCTAGCTGCTGTGCCGCTAAAAGCCTATGATTACCAGCGAGCACCATATTTGTTGATCTTTGAGCAACTAGTGTGCCCCACCACCCATTTGCCAGAATGCTTTTACTAATTTCCTCAACATTACCGACTCTAGGATTCTGAGGATGCAGTAAAAGTTCTGCTACTGATACCTGTTCAACCTCTGCGACTTGCGTATCTTTGCTCATCATCTCTCCTTAATTAGCAATAGTTCTGTTACGGCGATTTTGTCTCTCTTTGCGTCTTTCATTTTTTGTGTATCCGCCCCAAACCCCGAACAGTTCTTCGTTATCTAACGCAAACTCTAAACAATCAACAACCACAGGGCAGATCTGGCACAATTCTTTACCTATCGGTTTCAAACCCTTCTCAGGAAAAAACCACTCCAAAGGACTGTACTTACAGATTCGCCCCTCTCTTACCTTTTTGGGCAAAGGCTTAGCCATCTCATATGAGGTAGCACGCCAAGGCCTGCCATTCTCCATACTCACGTTTCGTAGCCTCTCATCTGTTCGATCTGATGTTTCGTAAAACTTAGAGAATTTGGATCTGCGATTGAAAGACTTCCATCTCTCATTTCTTTCAACTTTGCGGACACACAAACTTTGCATCGACACCCAACCGTAAATGCGTCGATTCCATGTAGCGGTTCCATCTCTAAAATTAGTAGCTGATAATTCCCTACAAACCATTAACAGAAACACTATTTTGTGTAATTTCTTCTTTTACAGGATCGTCCTTGAAACGCCCCATGTTCTGTTGGATTGTAACTTGATGTAACCCTGTCGCTTCCGCTAGTTCTCTATAGGTCTTCCCATGTAGTCTGAGTACTGAGAATAATTCACGGCGCTCTCTACCTAGCTGGGCGACTCTTTGTCTACACCTATCAATCTCATTTGTTTGCTCAATAACTTTGTCCATCAAGATTTTGACTTTCTGAATCTCTTCTTTGCTTTTAACCATCTTTAACCTCCTATGGCTGCTCTAACATTTGCCGAAATAGTTCTTAAAGACTCAATTTGGGTCCTTATCGAAATTAATCTTTGCTGATGTCCTTTTTCTTGGGCTTCTAGTAATTTCCATTCTCGAAATGCGTCGGAACTTCGCACTTGAGCCATCGATTCTTTTTGAGAAACCGTCCCGTCAACCATCTTTATCATCATCCGGTGATATTGATTTTTGTATTCAGCTTCAGCTTCTGCTCTTAACTCACTAATCTCAGCGAACTCTTCAACCGTTTTTTCCAAAAGACCCATCAGCCTTAACAGCATTGCTTCTACATCTGCTGGATACAGTGGTTCGTTCATCTCTCTTGGATCTCCAATCGCAAACCATCTAATTTCCCAACCTCTGGGGCATTGAAGGTCAAAGAGACTAAATGTTTAGGATTATCGTCCTCAATTACTCCAACATCAACGATCCCATCTATTGCCGCTTTCACAGCAGGGAAACAAGCCCCAACATCTTGCATAGAACGTCTGTTCGTCACTAGAGGAGTAGCTATTACTGCAATCTTGTCTAATCTAGGCAATTTTTTAGATTTAGTTAACCAACCGAAGGTTGTGCGCATCTCTTTAATTTTTTGTGCTCGTTCCATGTGGTGCCATCTCCTCTCAGCATTAGTGGTCCACGGCCTTTCACCATGTAACTCGATTACCCAACAGTTCATCTTTAAATCTTAACATATTTATATTGCTACCGCTATTCTTGTTTGTTCTTTGTTAACTCATCAACCCTCTAAGGCAGTTACGGCAGCCCCACTCTTAAAACTCACCCCACACGTTTGGCATTGCAAATACCAGATTGGTTGAGAGAGCCGTGCCGGAGCCGGAACATGGTTAAGAATACGTATATGTGATGATTCACAACCAGGGCACTCTCTTATTGCGTAGCGCTGTTTAGTCTTTCGGCGTTTATGCCAATTTCCCCCTACCAGACTCGCTCCATACTGTTTACCTAATTGACCAACCTTAATTTTTCGCCAAGCAACAGTGTCTATATGTTCCCCGCTAGGCGCTTTTACTGCTATCTCTCGAAGTCCTGAACAGCCATTCACAGTTTCGATTGTTAAATCCACTTCCCATCCTGGCATCCCCAGATCATCTAACAACTCTGTGAAAGTCTCTCTATCAATTTCAGTCATTAGAATGGTTCCTCGTTTTTTTGATTGCGACCAGGTAAAGAAGCATGGTTATTAATTTCTACGTTGCGCGCTTTCTTAGCACCTGCTGTTGCGTTGACCCATTTCACAGAAAGCCCAACGTCCTCAGCCGTAATACTGACTTTCGATTTTTGTGTTCCATCAGTAGCGTTCCACGTTGCATAGTTCAACCGACCAAATACGTATACCCGGTCCCCTTTATGGAAAGATTCGGCACAATTCTCTGCTAATTCTCGCCAAACATCTACATCAAAAAAGTGTGCTTTGTCTTCCCCGTTTTGAGATTTCTGATTCCAAGCAATACCAAAGCTTGCAACTGCTAATCCTGTGTTTGTAAATCTAAGTTCAGGATCTCTA